CATCAGGATTAATGTACTAATGTATAAACCTATTTTGGGAATTTAATAGTAGTATTATTAATGTACTTGATTTTAATTATTTGTATTAAACATCATAATCCAAGGCAACACATGTATTTATCTCCTCGCCCCCGCGGCCACTCAGAGGATTTTCAATTTTGTTGAAAATAGTGCATATTTAATGCAATCTTAACACAAATACCGGAATTTCCAGGAATAAATCAACATGTGATCATTCAAAACACACTTAATAGAAAAATACAAAACTTTTACTAAATCGAATGGTTCTATGGAAATTATTCTTGATAAATTAAATACGACTTCGAAGATTTCTATGTGTCCAATGCCGTGATAGGTTCCATTGTTCGGCAAAGATAAATCTCCGAACACCTTTAATTTATAAATACTACTATAGTATAATAAGGAGACTATCCGAATGACATTTCAACTTTCTCCGGGTGTAAGCATCTTTGAAAGAGACTTAACCCTCATCATCCCCGCCGTAGCCACCACAGGTGGTGGTTTTTGTGGTTCTTTTATCTGGGGTCCGGCAAACCAAAGAGTTCTTGTCGATGGCGAATCCAATCTTCGTTCTCTCTTTGGAACCCCCGCCGAAAATAACGCATATGGTGCCAGTTCCGCAACGGGAATCAATCTTCCCGCCGTGGACTATTTCACCGCGTCGGCATTCCTCGGATATGGAAACAATCTAAGTGTTGTTCGTACGCTTGGTGATGGTGCGAATAACGCCAACGCCTCCGGATCGACAAGCGGAACTTTGATTTCTAATGAGAATGTTTACGAGGATTTGACCCCGACCGCAACTCATGGTAATTTCGTCTCCAAGTATCCCGGTTCCCTCGGAAACAGTCTCATGGTTTCGGCGTGTGATGCTTTCGGTGGATTAACCTCCGGAACCCGCGTCTACCGGCTCATCGGCTCGACAACCGCTGTGGGTGCTTTTTCGGACATTCCATCGGTTGATCCCGAAACCGCAATATCCGGGGCGTCCGTCGGTGTATCATCTCAGCAAAATACTGTCACCGAAGCGGATTCGACATTCAAATTACTCTCTAAGGCTCAATATTCAAACTCTAACTTTGAAGTGTATGTTCAGGGTACCGGGGTAGGATTTGATGATGCTATCGATAGTATTTCGAATGGTACTAACATGTATATCCACTTTGGAACAAGTGCGGTTATGCAACTCCAGAAGGATTCGGATGGGGATTTCGAAATTTACGAATCCGGAACCGGTGATCTTTTCGAGGGCACCGCGTTCGATGTATGGAAATATCGAGATGAATTCGCCGCGATTCCTGCAACCTCGAACCATGTTGCTAGTCTCAATGGTAGCAATGATGAAATGCATATCGTTGTCGTAGATCAAGATGGTCTCTGGACGGGAACACCGGGCACCGTCCTAGAGCGATTTGCGTATGTCTCTAAGGCGTCCGGGGCTCGCAAGGCGGATGGAACCTCAAATTATTGGGTTGATGTCCTTCGTGAAAATTCTCGCTACCTATGGGCCGGTGATACCACTTGGAATACCGATTCCGGCGATGTAGAATTTGCCGTAGATGGAATGAGTGTAAATTTTGGTCGATTCGGTGTCCGAGATTTCGTACTTTCGGGTGGTAATCTCGGGGCTATGCCGACCGCAGCACAAATCGTAGTAAATTACTCGACATATTTCTCCGACCCGGAAACCGTAGATATTCAGTTGCTCATCGGTAACGGTTCTAATACAGAAGCAAATGCTCGGGTGATTGCAACATCTCTCATTGACATCGCCGCCGCTCGTCAAGACTGTATTGCTTTCATTAGTCCATCACTCAATGATGTGGCCGGAAGCACACCACGCAAGGATATCATCGAATTCCGAAACACTCTGACCTCATCCAGTTATGCCGTCATGGATACCGGATGGGCTCAGAAAGTAGACACTTACAATAATGTTCTCCGATATGTTCCCCTTTCCGCCGATATCGCCGGATTGTGTGTTCGTACGGATCGCCTAGCCGATTCATGGTTCTCGCCGGCAGGATTCAATCGCGGATTGATTCGTAGTGTTGTGAAACTTGCCTACAATCCCGACAAGATCGATCGAGATAAGTTATATCAGGCCGGGGTAAATCCCGTGGTTACATTCCCGGGTCAGGGTACTCTACTCTACGGGGATAAGACAATGCTTTCTCGCCCATCGGCGTTCGATAGAATCAATGTTCGTCGATTGTTCATTGTTCTTGAGAAGGCGATTGCTACGGCGGCAACTTTCTTACTTTTCGAACTAAATAATTCTGAAACTCAGTTAATATTCCGTAATGCGGTTGAACCATTCCTTCGGGATGTTCAGGCTCGTCAAGGTATTACGGATTTCCGGGTTGTTTCCGGCCCGACCGTAAATACCCCGGAAGTTATTGATAGGAATGAGTTTAGAGCGGAAATCTACCTTAAGCCGAGCCGTTCGATCGGAACAATCGGGCTGACCTTCACCGCGACACCAACAGGAGTTTCATTTAATGAAGTTGGTGGTTAAGATTCTCAGATAACTAAATAATTACGAACTTTCTTACCTTATGGCTCTCGAATTTTAACGGATTCGAGAGCCATTTTCATTTCTAAATATTTCTATGAATTCACTAAAAAATGTCCGTGGAATCTCTTTCTTAGTCGATCCGGCCCCGCATGAATTGAAGGCGCTTCTTTTATATGTGTTAAATAAAAGAAAACCTACCCACCATTCCTACGAGGCCGTAATTCGTGGATTGTACTATCCGGAAAATCAAACCGCAATATTTTGGGATGCGTACGAAATAGATCATTATGGTGCATCTCAGTGGCTACGAAAATATTCGAGATATAAATATGATTATGATGTAGATTATCGGGTAGATGGAAATATTAATTCGACATCAAATAATAAAATTGATTGGAACTTTCCCTCAGAATATTCGGCACAAATTCAGAGAAAGTATAAACTACGAGAAAGAGGATATTCTTTCAAGGAATCTTTTATTATGAATCAAACCAAAAAACTAGACTACCTTATTAACCCGTCTATCCAAGAAACTATGAAATTTTTAAATAATTTAGAATATAAATCTCTACGCCTATATTTTGATAATACTAATTTATATGTCTGGTACGGATTTGATATGACACATGATCAGTTTAAACAGCATATTTTAAAAATAGACACCAAAAAGTCAAACTTTGATGGTGATGGAAATATTGATGTGCATGGTGATGATGAGGGAACTCGGTTTGACTACGATCTCTTTCAAAATTCAGATGTCAAGGAATACTTGACATCTCTTATTCATACTATTAATCAACAATATGATACTAATATTGAATATCTTGGTAAAAATTATGGATTTTATCATTATACCGGATCAAATTTATATTTTGAAGAAGAATATATTCGAGATCCCCGACAGTACCACATCCATAATCCTCATCCGAAAGAATTGCAAAAAAGAATCAAGAGGAGTGACGCCGATTCTTTCTATTGGTGCATTGATGATTTCAACAATCTATACATGTGGCCGGTCGGGAGTCTAAGCCACTTTGAGTTTGCTAAAAAGTTCCAACTCGGCCAACAGGCCAAATATCGAATCGGAATAGTCAAGAAGATAACATTTAACACCTACGAGATGGAATATGCCGGAAAGATGGCATACCGGGATGACTGTATTTCTATCTTTAAAGATTTTGGATATGAGTTAAAGATACGCCGAGCAGGCGAGTATAAATTTCGAGTGTAAAATATTGCTAAATAAGAATGATACTTAAAATAAAATCTCATCTGGAGGTATAATGTCCATTAATCAATTTCGTCAAGCCCTTTCCGGTGGCGGTGCCCGTGCTAACCTTTATCGGGTTCGTGGCACCTTTCCAAGTGGTGTTCAGACCGCGATCGGAACAGCCCTTGGGGCCGCAGCCGGTGCTGCCGGTGGTGATGTAGGGAATGCTATCGGTGCGGCCAACAATCTTATCGGCGGCCAAAGCCCATCATCTCAGTTACCATTTCTTGTCAAGGCCGCTCAGTTGCCCGGGTCCAACCTAGGTGTGATTGAGGTTCCATTCAGGGGTCGTCAGTTAAAATATGTTGGCGATCGTACATTCACCGAATGGACTATCACGGTTTTGAACGATACAAACTTTGGTATCCGCAATGCGTTCGAGCGTTGGTCGGACCTTATGAACTCTCATACTCAGAATATTGGCGTATCGTCTCCAAACCTATACAGCCAGCGGTGGGAGGTTGATTCTCTCGATCGTAGTGGTTCGGTTCTCAAGACCTACACGATTGAAAATTGCTGGCCTTCCGAAATTTCCCCAATTGATGTAAGCCACGATTCACAGGATACGATTCAAGAATATACCGTATCTTTACAGTTCGATTACTTTACTACCGACAGTACGACGTAATATTGATAACCAAACCTCTCGTAAACCTTGGGATAAGGATTCCAAGGTTTTTTTGTTCTAAATATTCATGGATTCGTAAGATTGCGATAATGGAGTAATTATGTATTTCCAGAACCGATACTTTGGATTTGAATTAAAAAAAGATCCCAAAGTTGAAAAAGATATTCAAAAGCGAAGATCATTCGCAACCCCTGATATTGATGACGGGGCTATTAATATCGATATTGGGTCTGAAAGTTATTTTTCTCAGCAATATCTCGATATCGATGGGTTATTTCGCTCCGAACAAGAGTTGATTCGTAAATACCGCGAGATGACGCAAATCCCCGAGGTTGATGATGCGATCGAAAATATTGTCAATGAATCTATTGTCACTAACGAACAAGAATTACCTATTTCAATTAATTTGGATAGGGTAGATGAAACTATTGCCAATAAAAAAATCAAAGAAGTTATTGTCGAGGAATTTCAATTTTTAATCAAACTCTTAAATCTTCAGACTCGCGGACATTCAATTTTCCGAGAATGGTATGTGGATGGTAAAAAGTATTTTCACAAAATTGTAGATGAAAATAATACCACTAAGGGAATTAGAGAACTTCGTCCGATTGATCCGGTCCGGATTCGTAAAATTCGTGAAACTAAAAAAGAAAAAGACCTCAAGACCGGACTTGATATTGTTACCGATATCAATGAGTATTACATCTTCAAGCCCGATGAATTTTCTTCCGCGAATCAGGGCATTCGAATCACAACCGACAGTATTTGTTACGGGCCGTCCGGACTTATGCATCCAAGTAAGGAAATTGGAATTTCCTATCTCTACAAGGCCATTCGTCCATCTAATCAGTTGAAATTGATGGAGGATGCTCTTGTCATCTACCGGCTCGCAAGGGCTCCCGAACGCCGCGTGTTCTACATTGATGTTGGGTCACTACCAAAGGCAAAGGCCGAACAACATATTCAGAACATGATGAGGCAATACCGTAATAAACTTGTGTACGAGGGATCTACGGGTGAGGTTCGAAATGATAGAAATCATATGTCTATCTTAGAGGATTTTTGGCTACCACGACGCGAGGGACAGTCAACCACCGAAATTGAAACTCTCGGTGGTGGTGCTAACTTGGGTGAGGTTGACGACATTCTCTTTTTCCAGAAGAAATTATTCAAGGCTCTAAATGTTCCCATCTCTCGCCTCGAATCCGAGAATAGTTTTACTCTTGGTAGAACATCAGAAATTACTAGAGATGAATTAAAGTTTTCAAAATTTATTAATAAGTTGCGTGGTAGTTTCTCAACCATGCTCTACGATATTCTGAAGACTCAATTGATCTTGAAGAAAGTGATTTCGAAGGAGGAATGGGAAAGTATCCGTAAGGATATCTTCTTTGACTATATTCGTGACTCTCACTTTACCGAGATGAAGGATATGGAAATTCTGAATGAGAGAGTTCAGGTTCTTAGTAGCATGGATCAATATACCGGAAAGTATTTTTCTCGTGAATATATTATGAAAGAATTGCTTCATATGGATGATGAAGAAATTAAAGAAATGAAGAAACAAATAGAAAAGGAAAAGAAGGAATTCCCACCCGAGGAGGAAGATGGGGCTGGTCTTGGCTACTAAGATACCCGGATTTAAAAATGAGGCATCCATAGAGTTTATCGGATTTCGTAAAACCTCATCATTCCGGACATATAAGGAATACGGACATCATATTCCTTCCTATCTCTGGAGATGGAATATTGGTCGAAGAAATAGTCTTACTATTAAAAAATCGACGGATCCGAGTCTAAGAAATAATCACGATGCTATCTTCCTGCCGAGTAAAAATTACTATCAGGGCCGTATTGATCATAAAGAAAATATTATCACTATAAATAACTACGGATCATCCGGTTTCGGATGTTTTAGATTTATACGAATGTGTACATGAATTATCCGATAAATATCCGCGATATGAAATTCTTTTTTACCCATGGACCAGGGGCACTTACTTGTTTAAAAAGCAGAAACAACTTCAAGAAACTCAAATTGAGGCCGGTATTAAGTCCTTCATATATTTTGATCCAAAGTATCGAAATTTAAGTTATTTGGATATTGGACATAATTCACGAAATAGTGATTTGTGGTTTATCCATAAGGGTAGACTTCGAATCCTGAAAAATTATGACGGACGGCACGCGGACCTTGCCGGACCCGGTATGGAGGAATATCAGATGCAGGGTCTGATAGATCATAAGATGGGATTGATCAGTCTTTCGGCGGATCCGCAGAAAAGTGTTCTAGATCGGTTTTTCCATTACGCGGCATACGAACTACAAGAAAAATATCCAAGATACCAGATTGTATATTTTTCCGCGTACCGAGAAGTCTATGCGGTTAAAAATCTTCGATCACTTAAAGAGGATGGAGCATCGGTTGTGTCATTTAAAGAATGGCTGGGTGGATCTACGACACCGGGAAATGTCCCCGATGTTGGGTACAACAGTCAATCAATCACATGGATATATTGTCCGAAAAGACATGATACAATTGAATTTGATAAAAATTCAAACGCATCAGAAATATATCGCAAATACAATTTTGATATAGGTGGTCAGATCGATCATAGAAAGCGAGAAATTTCTATAGTTTACCCACCAACTATAGCAGAACATAAAATTTCTCAAATTATTAAAAAATTACTAAATGATTATCCAAGATATAAATTATTTAAGTTTAAAACCTTTGATCAGATCATACATGAAAATAATATGAAATTTATTTTTAAGAAAAATTCATCCTATTGGGTGGACGAAAATTTTAAAATTATTGATGTTCCGCTCGGATTTATTCATTCCGAAATAATGCTTAAAGCCATTCAATCCGGTCGGGTAAAAAATATCCGTGAGAGTGATGTACTTCGTCATCTGGCTAAGTATAAAGTAACTAATTATAATAATTTACAAGATATTATTGTAAGTTTAAAAGATGATATTCATTCAATGTTAATTGAGTTATTTTTACAAAAAGGTTGGTAGAGAATTGTTATATACCAGAACGAATTTTCCATCCAAGCCGCCGATTATCGGTCGATGAAGCCCGTTCTGTCAACCATCATCGAATATTGGAAATTGTACAATTTCCAACGAATTGTTCTCGAAGATTTGCGATGGGGGAATTATAAGAAACTCAATTCTCTCGAAGACTTGATCAATTTTGTTTATTCTAAATAAGTGTACTTACATAAAGGACAATATATGCACCGTAAAGAAATTTTTGAGGCCATTGAATCCGGGGATTACCTCGAAGCCAAATCTTTAATTCATACATCCCTCTACGAGAAGATTTCTGGATTGCTCGACAATCGCAAGATTGAAATTGCTCAAGAAATGGGTAGTAGAATTGATGAAGAAGAATGTGATTGTGAGGATGATGATGAATGTGATTGTGAAGAGTTAGAAGAAAAAATTGCCGGAACGGCGGCTGGTGTTCTTGCTGGTAGTGCTGTCGCCGGTCTCCGCAAGGCAATTATTGGCGTTGGCGGAAGGTTGGGTAGGGAATACGATAAGAATCATCCATTTACCCCGACCGAAGCAAAAGAATTTGCTAATAAAGTACATACAAAAAATCAAATTCGTTTAAAAAAGGCCCAGGAAAAGTATAATCAAAATTCATCACCGTCGAACAAAGAAAATCTAGAATCGGTTAAGCGAAAAAATCAAATCTACGCCGAAAGAGCACAGCAACATATTAACTCCGCCAATAAGCGTCATGATGGTTAAGAAAATGAATCACAAAATTAGTACGGCACATCAAAAGAATGTCTCGAAGAAACAATCAAAGATGGCTGAAAGTTGAATACATATGAAAACATTTAAAGATATTCAAGAACAATGCGAGGAAATTATCGAGGAATTCGAGGAAGATGTTATGACATCTTTCTACGATGAAGATGGTAATTTAACCGAGGCTATTGCTAAGAAAAAAATTCGGGTTCGTAAGGGTAAACGGCAAGTTGTATTCAAGTGCCCTCCCGGCTATCGCAAGAAGCAGGGAAAGACTCAAAGAACCTGTCTTCGGATCACCGGGACCGAAAAGATGAAAAGAAGTCGGGTTGCCAAAAAATCCGCCCGCAAGAGTCGAGGAAAGCGGGCTATGGCAATGAGAAAGCGAAGTCGATCTAATAGGCGTCGTAAATCACTAGGACTAAACCGATAATGTCATTCATACTACGAGAACATATCGAATCCCCCGTCACCTTAGAAGAATCTTACGATTCTAATAAATCTAAGTCTTATTACATCAAGGGTCCATTCCTCCAAGCCGAGATTAAGAATCGGAATGGTCGAATCTACACCCTTCCCGTCATGAGCAAAGCCGTTGATAGGTATGTCAGCGAATTCATCAAGACTCGTCGATCATATGGTGAATTAAGCCATCCAAATAATCAATCCGTCAATCCGGATCGTATCTCTCACCTTATTACCGAACTGAATCTTCAGGGAAATACCTATCACGGGAAGGCTATCGTAGCCGGAACCCCGTGTGGTAAAATTGTATCCGAGATTCTTAAGATGGGTGGCAACTTAGGGGTATCTTCACGCGGTATTGGTAGCGTCGTAGAAAAGAATGGTGTCTCTTATGTTCAAGAAGATTTCTGTATCACGACAGCGGCGGATGTTGTACTCGATCCATCCGCCCCGGATGCCTTTGTCCAAGGCATCATGGAGGGTAAGGAATCTATCTGGAATGACAAAGTATGGAATCAAGAATTGCTTGAAGAAATTAAGAGAAATATTAATAGGATGAATCAGAAGTCACTCATGGAAGAAAAATTGAATATTCTCAATCGTCTTATCCGCACCCAAAAGTAAAGTAATTTAAAAGATACATACTTTATAGAACAAATAAAGGAGATTTTATGAAAAATGCCAAGGAAATTGCCGATGGAGTTCTAAAAACTCGTCGAATTAAAGAAGACTCAAAGACAATGCAGACCGCTAATGTTTCTTCCAAGAAATCCGAACAGGATAAGGCGGAACTTGTCTCCGATGAAACCGAGGGATCCCCGGAAAACTCCGGCACCGACGCCAAGAACAAGCAGGCATCAGATGCCTCCAAGTATCGCGGCTCCGGATCCAAAGTCAATGAGATGGAGGATAAGAATGCTAAACTCCGCGAGCCCAAAGTAACCGTTTCCCCCGATGATGTCGAGGACGGCCCCGCCCCCGAGGATGAGGACGAACTAACCGATATGGTCAAGGAAAATGATGATATGGGTGACGAAGAAGATGATGATGATGAAGAAGATGATGACAATGATAACGACACTATTCAGAAGAAAATTGAAGAGGCTCTAAATTCCGAATCAATGCGTGATGCCATCTCGGAACATCTCCGTGTCATGTTCTCATCATCCGACAATTCTCTCACCGAGGAATTTACCGAAAAGGCAACCGTTATCTTTGAAGCCGCCGTCGCTAATCGTGCCGGGGCCACCATTGATATCATTGTCGAACATTATCGTAATGAATACGATGCTCAGGTTAATATTCTTGCCGAAGAAAAGCAAACATTCCAAGAAAACCTTGTCGATTCGGTTGATCTTTATCTAACCGAAATCGCCGAGGAATGGATGCAGGAAAATGAGGTCAGCATCGAAAGTGGTCTCCGTGGTGATATTCATGAGGAATTCATGGATAGTCTCAAGCGAGTGTTTGAGGAAAACTACATCAGTATGCCGGAGGGTCGTTACGATATTCTTTCCGAACTAAGTGAAGAAAACTCCGAAAAGACCGCCGCACTTAATGAGGCTCTTGAGAGTAAGGCTCGCCTTTCCGCCGAACTTCGCAAGGAACGCAAGTCTCGCGTCATCTCGGAATCATGCCAAGATTTGACTCTTTCCGAAAGAGAAAAGATGCATTCTCTCCTAGAGGGTGTTGAATTTGAGAATGAGACTAAATTCCGAAGCAAGGTTCGTGTTCTTCGTGAAACTTACATTGATAAAATCAATGATCGAAGTGACGACAACACCGATTCGGCTCATTCCCTCAATGAGTCTACCGAAATCACATCATCTAAAAATGATGCCGATCGACTCGCGGATAGTTTGACTATGTTTGCACCGCGTAAAAAGTAATATTTACTAAATAATTTTAAACTTAAAGGAGAATCCTTATGTCAGATATTTCAGAGTCAATGTTCAATCGCACAGATGATCTAGTTAAAAAGTGGGCCAAGGTTCTTGACCACGCCGATTATGAGCCCATCAAGGACAATAACCGTCGCCGGGTGACCGCCACCCTTCTTGAGAACCAGTCAAAGAATCTTCCTAACAGCGGAAATGGTAAGGATAGCCTTAACGAAAGCACCACGGCTTCAACAACCTCAACCGGTAATGTTGAAAACTGGAACCCGATTCTTATGTCTCTAGTTCGGCGTGCCGCACCTAAGATGATCGCTTACGATGTCTGTGGTGTCCAGCCCATGTCCGGTCCTACCGGCTTGATTTTCTGCCTCCGTTCCGTCTACGGTGCAAATGGTGGAACCGTCCAGACCGCAGCACAGAACGAAGCCCTTGGAATCACGGAAGCCCGGACCGGGTTCTCCGGTACCAATGGTGCCGGTACCAACGCCGTGGGTGGAAGTGATTTCGGAACCACAGCCGGTTCAGGCATCGGCGGAATTTCCGTCGGTCGTGGTTTCTCAACCGCTCTCGGTGAAATCCTCGGTTCAACCGGCGGACCCACCATGCAGGAAATGACTCTTAACATCGATTCGACTCAGGTTACAGCGAGGACTCGTGCCTTGAAGTCAAGTTACACCCATGAAATTGCTCAGGATATGAAGGCTATCCACGGTCTTGAAGCCGATCAGGAATTAACTAACATTCTTACGAATGAAATTCTTGCGGAAATCAACCGTGAAGTTATTCGTACCATCTACACCACCGCTAAGGCCGGTTCACAGACCGGTACTACCACGGCTGGTATCTTCGACTTGGATACCGACTCAAACGGTCGTTGGTCCGTCGAGCGTTTCAAGGGTCTACATTTTCAACTCGAACGCGAAGCCAATGTTATTGCGAAGGAAACTCGTCGGGGTAAGGGAAACTTTGTGATTTGTTCTTCGGATGTTGCATCCGCTCTACAGGCCGCTGGCGTCCTTGAATACAACCAAGCCCTTCAGGGCAATCTTGAGGTTGACGATACCGGCAACACTTTCGCGGGCACTCTCGCAAATGGTATGAAGGTATTCATCGACCCCTACCACTCAACTAACTCACAAAACAACTTTGCGTGTGTTGGTTATCGTGGTTCGTCTCAGATGGATGCCGGTCTTTACTACTGCCCTTACATTCCTCTACAGATGTATCGTGCGGTTGGTGAGGATAACTTCCAGCCACGAATCGGGTTCAAGACTCGTTACGGTCTTGTGACCAACCCCTTCGTTGCGGCCAGTAACGGTACCCCCAACGCGGATACCCTAACCGCCGGATTGAATCAATATTATCGGTTCAGCATTATTTCTCACTTGGTGTAAACTCTAAAAAAAACCTCGAAGAAATTCTAGGTTTTTTCATAAACCGACCTAATAGAGACTATATACTATAGTAAAAAGGAGAATTATTATGAAGCCAGTCACCGGAAAAGTGTATCTCATCACAAACACCATTAACGACAAGCGGTACATCGGAATCACCCAGACATCGATCAAAGCCCGACTCAATCGACATATCTACGACTCGAAAAATCCCGGGGATAAGTTATTCAAACAAGCACTCCACGATGCCCTACGAAAGTACGGGCGAGAGAAATTTACTCTACAATTACTTTACGAATCCGAGGATATCAACCATATTAAAACTATGGAAACTTATTTCATTGACTTGTACGAAACCCACGGGTCAAAGGGTGGATACAATATGACGAACGGCGGGGAAGGGTGGCATGGAATGAACCATACGGAGGCATCCAAGAAGAAAATGTCCGAGGCTCATACCGGAAAAGTTCTGACGGATGAACATCGGGCAAATATTTCGAAAGTAAACATCGGACGAAGTATTACGAGAAGCAATCCCGAGGAATGGAAAGAAAAAATATCAAAAAGTCAAAAGGGTAAAGAAAGAAAATTTTATGAGTATGAAATTACCGATTCGGGTGTAAATGTTTATGTTGTTAACAATTTATCAAAGTTTTGTAAAGATCATGAAGAACTTATCTGTTCGGTTTTTATTAGAAATATTCACAACGGAATGTCTTACAAGGGATGGAATGGGAAAATTCTACGAGAAATTTCTAGATCGGAAGTCGATGGCATCTATGATAGAGAGGCACATTCGGAAGAAACCAAGAAGAAAATTCAAGAATCTAATTTTCGTTTTGAATACACTATTAAACACCCCGACGGTCAAATTACGGTCACAAGAAATTTAAAAGAATTTGGACTGAAACATTCTCTTAGTGGGTCTAATCTATTAACATATGGTAAGACTAAAAGATTTGTTTTATTGGGAAAACGAAGTCTTTAAACAAAAATCCCCTCAAAGAAATTTGAGGGGATTTTTTATTCTATGGTGATTGTTTTTATTCATTCATTCATTCATCCGCCGTCTCCCAATCAATTGATCCGAATCTATTACGATCCGTGCTTTCCCGTCCAAATCCGTTACCAAATGTTTCTTCCTCGGATGGTGTGTCAACACCATCATTACCAATCAATCCACGCTGAACATTATCATCTAGATCAAAGAATCTCATCTTTGACTTATCTAATCCGAGAAGAAATCTATTGTAGTAA